AGCAACTCGCGGTGCGTACGGGTTCCGCGCTCCCAACCCCAGGGCCCCAGGACGGGCTGAGGCCGGGCCGCCAGCGGCCGACCACCCCAGCGCCGGAGTGATCCGACCCCCTGGGCGGCAGATCGCCACACAGCCCCTCGACCCATGCGAGGGATTCAACTGTGCAGGTCAACGAGTCTTTACGTCACACCGCTGATATACTGGTGGGCATGATCCGGACGACATGCGAACACTGTGGCGAGGCCCTGCGCAACGCCGGCCGCGGCCGCCCGCAGACTTACTGCACCGCCCGCTGCAGGACCGCTGCCTACCGTGTACGCCGCACGGCAGGCTCCGTTCCCGCCGAGATACGAGCCCGCGACCGGTGGGTCCGCCGCTCTCCTGGCAAGGCGCCGCTGTGCGCCGACACCGGCCGCGCCGCATCGGTCACCGACCCGTCGACCTGGGCTACGCACCGCGCCGCAGTCGCCTCGCCGCACGGCGCCGGCCTCGGCTTCGTCCTCGACGGCGACGGCCTGGTCTGTATCGACCTCGACCACTGCCTCACCGGCGACCAGCTCGACGACTGGGCGGCCGCGATCCTGCAGGCCTGCCCTCCCACCTACACCGAGATCTCCGCCAGCGGCACCGGCCTGCACATCTGGGGCCACGGCCACCTCGACCACGGCCGCCTCATCCGACGGCCCGACGGCGCCCACATCGAGATCTACGGCACCGGCCGCTACATCGCCCTCGGTCACCGCTATGGCAACGCTCCCGCGACGCTCGCCGACCTGTCCGAGGTGATCCAAGCTCTGATCTGAGGGAGGTCAGCATGGCCGGACCGCTGCCCGCGGAGAACCGCCGACGCCGTAACACCCCGACCGTCCCCACCACCAAGCTCCCCGTCGGCGGCCGCACCGAGCCCGCCCCGCGCGTACCCACCTGGGTCAAGCTCGGCAAGTTCGGGCGGGCCTGGTGGAAGTGGGCTTGGTCCACGCCGCAGGCCTGCGCCTGGGCCCCAGGTCACGAGTCGATGGTCGGCCGCCGGGCCGCCCTCGAGGACGACCTGGCCGCCATCGGCACCGTCGAATCTCTCGACGCCTTCGACCTCCTCGAAGCCCTGGAGCCCGACGCCGCTCAGACCGTACGCGACCTGGTCGGCCGCCTGGCCGGTCTCGCCTCCGGACGCCTGGCGATCTACCGGGAGATGCGCGAGCTCGACGACCGCCTCGGCCTCACCCCCAAGGGCATGGCCGCCCTGCGCTGGACGATCGTCGCCGACCCCGCCACCCCCGCAACCGGAATGGCTGAGGGTGTCACCGACATCACCCAGCGGCGCCGCAAGCTCGACGCGTCCTGACCGACGGCTGACGTGCGAGGGGAGGCACGATGCCCCGTGAGCTGGTCCGCGCCCCCGGCCACGACCGAGCCCGCTCCCTGGGCGTGGCGCTGGCCTGGATCGAATGGTTCTGCGTCCACGGCCCCGGCGACGTCCAGGGCATCGGACTGCACTCCCGCCACGGCGAAGACGCCCTGCCCCTGGACGACGAGTTCGCCGGCCTGATCCTGGACTGCTACGCCCACGACCCCAACGGGCGGCGGCTGTACGACACGGTTCTGATCTCCCGCGCCAAGGGCCGCTCCAAATCGGAGCTGGCCGGGTTCGTCTCCCTCGCGGAGGCCTTCGCCCCCGTACGGTTCGCCGGCTGGGCCAAGGGCGGCGAGCGCTATCAGTGGCGGGACTTCACGTACGAGTACGAGCCCGGCGAACCCATGGGCCGCACCATCACCTACCCGTTCATCCGCTGCCTGGCCACCGAGGAATCACAGACCGGCAACACCTACGACAACATCAACTACAACCTCGAGCACGGCCCGCTATCCGAGGACCTGCCCTCCGGCACCGCGGGCCTCACCCGGATCTTCCTGCCCGGCGGCGGCGAGATCCGGCCGAGCACCGCGGCCGCCGCCTCCCGCGACGGCGGCAAGGAAACCCTCGCCGTCTTCGACGAGCCGCACCTGTACGTGCTGCCGGAGCTGCGGCAGATGTACCGCACCGTCGACCGGAACTTGCGCAAGCGCAAGGAGGCCGCGCCCTGGGCGCTGCTCACCACGACCATGCACCAGCCCGGCGAGGACTCCGTCGCCGAGACTCTGCAGACCCGTGCGCGCCTGATCGCCGAGGGCAAGACCCGCGAGTCCCGGTTGCTGTACGACCACCGTGAAGCGCCACCCGAGGTCGACATGAACGACCTGGCCCAGATGATCTCCGCGCTACGCGAGGTGTACGGCCCGTTCGCCGACGCCCTGGACCTGCGGGGCATCGTCGAGTCGGAGTTCTGGAACGTCGAGAAGGACCCGGAAGAGAGCCGCCGCTACTTCTTCAATCAGGAGGTCGGTGCCCACACCGCGTGGACCACCAAGCCCGACTGGGCCGCGTGCGCCGACCCGGAGCGGATCATCTCCGACAGCGACCCGATCGTCCTGTTCTTCGACGGTTCCAAGTCCGACGACGCCACTGCCCTGGTCGGCTGCCGCATATCCGACGGGCACGTGTTCGTCATCGACTGCTGGGAGAAACCGCTCGGCCCCGATGGCAAGGACTGGCAGGTCGACCGTGCCGACGTCGACCGCGTCGTGCGCCGGACGTTCGCCATCCGCACGGTGGTGGCATTCTTCGCCGACGTCCGCGAGTTCGAGTCCTACATCGACACCTGGGCACAGGACTTCGGCGAGCAGCTGGTCATCGACGCCACCGTGGGCAGGGCCCGGCACCCGGTGGCCTGGGACATGCGAACCAAGACCCGGGAGTTCACCGAGGGGACGGAGCGGATGCTGGTGGACATCGGCGAACGAGACGTCACCCATGATGGCGACTCCCGCCTGCAGCGGCACATCCTCAACTCCCGCCGCCGCCCGAACAAGTACGGCATCTCGATCGGCAAGGAGAACCGCGAGAGCCCGAAGAAGATCGATCTTGCGGTGTGCGCGATCGGATCCCGCATCGCCCGCCGGCTGCTCCTGGCCTCCGAGGCCTGGGCGAAATACCAGCAGGGACCCAAGAAGAAGCCCGGACGAGTAGTGGCATGGGGGTGATCACGTGGCCGAACCGTTGGACAGAGACCAGCTCACGAAGGTCGTGCAATGGCTCCTGGCCTCGCGGCGAGCAGAGGCACCCCGCCTGACCGAGGTGTACCTGTACCTGAAGAACCGTGTGATCGACATCTACGTGCCGAAGTCGGCGACAGCCGAATACCACCAGCTCGTCGATCAGGCCCGCTTCAACATCCTGCCGCTCCTGGTCAGCTCCGTGGCGCAAGGGCTGTTCGTCGACGGGTACCGGCCCGCGCGGGCGGCGGACAACTCGCGGGTGTGGGACCAGGTGTGGCAGCCCAACCGGATGGACGCCCGCCAGGCCGGCCTGTTCCGTTCCGCGCTGAAGTACGGCTACTCCTATGCCACGGTGCTGCCCGGGACGATCGACGGCCAGGAGGTGCCGGTCATCACGCCGTGGTCGCCGCGCCGGATGACCGCCCTGTACCAGGACCCGATCAACGACCAGTGGCCCGAGTACGCGGTGTCGGTCGGACTGCCCCGCCCCGATACCAGCACGAGGGCGGCGGCGGGCAGTGCCAGCGAGTACGTCGTCGAGATCACCGTGTACGACGACAATCACACCTACACGCTGGACGTCCCCGCCACGGCGGTCACGCCGCCGGCGCTCGGCGCCGAGACCACCGCCGTTGATCCGCTGCCCTTCGAGGGCCTGGCGATCGACGCGGACAAGGTGACGGTCACGGCTCACAACCTCGATGTGTGCCCGGTCGTGCGATTCCTGGAGTCCTACGACGACGTCGACGACGGCCCGCAGGGCGTGGTCTACCCGATGCTGCCGGCGCAGCGGCAACTGAACCAGACCACGTTCGGGCTGCTGATGACCCAGCAGTACGAGGCGTTCAAGCAGCGCTGGGTCACCGGCATGGCGATCGAGGTCGACGAGAACGGCAACCCGCTGGAGCCCTGGAACGCCGCAGTGAACAGGGTGTGGCAGGCCGAGTCACCCGACACGCGCTTCGGGGAGTTCGGCCAGGCGGACCTGAAGGGCTATCTGGAGTCGCGGGACAAAACGCTGCTGTACGTCGCCTCAGCCAGGCAGATCCCGCCGCACACCCTGGTGGTCGGCAACTCCGTCTCCAACGTCTCAGCTGAAGCGCTGGCCGCATTGGAGGCCGGCCACCAGCTGGACATCGGCGAGCACAAGACCGCGTTCGGAGAGTCCATCGAGCAGCTGCTGCGCCTGGGCGGCCTGGTCATGGGCGATACCCAGACGTGGGAGGACACCAGCGCGCAGGTGGTATGGCGCGACACCACCCCGCGCAGCCTCGCGCAGGTCGCCGACGCGCTGGGCAAACTCGCGCAACAGCTGGGCATCCCGCCCCGCGCCCTGTGGGAGCGCGTCCCCGGGGTGACCGACAAGGACCTCGAGCGATGGGACTCCCTCGCCGACGATGCCGGGTTCCTCAGGGAGATGTCCACGTTCACCGCCGGACTGCAGCAGCAGCCCGTGCCGGGCACGGGCGAGACGGTGCCGGCTCCTGCAGCGCCGGTGCTGCCGGAGGAGGTGGCCGGTGCCGAGCCCGCAGGCGGACCAGCTGACACGCCGGTTCCAGGCTGAGGTCCTGCGCATCGCCTCGCTCATCGCGCTGCGGGTACGGACCGCAGCATCCCGGGCCGACCCCGCCGACATCGACACCTGGTGGGAGGGTGTGTCCCCGCAGATCCGGCAGGAGATCCTCGCCGGGCAGTCCGCCACCGCCGCCCTGGCCCGCAGCTACCTGGCCCAGCACGCCGCCCTCGAGGGCGTACAGCTGGCCCCGGTCGTAGTGGACCCGGCCGAGGAACAGCTGGAGACCGCCCTGCGGGTGACGGGGCCGGTGGCGTTCAAGACGAACATGGCCGACACCGGTAGCGACGTCTCTGCGGTGCGGGCGATGGCGACCCGGCTGGAGGGCTCGGCCGCACGGATGACGCTGGAGGGCGGCCGGTCCACGGTGATGCGGACGTTCGCCGAGCGGGACCAGGTCGCCGGGTGGCGGCGGGTCGGGGCGGGCGGCAGCTGCGCGTTCTGCGCCATGCTGATTGGCCGCGGCGCGGTCTACTCCAAGGGCTCGGCGGATTTCCAGGCCCACGACCACGACCGGTGCACGCCGTCCCCGCTGTACCGGCGCGAGCCGGAACCGGCGTCGGTGCGGCGCCTGCAGGAGGAGTTCCTGCAGGTGACCGCGAACACCACCGGTAAGGCATCCATCGAGGCGTGGCGCAAACACTGGGATGCCCGCCAGAGCGGCACGGTCGAGCAGGCCGGAGGGGAATGAGACTTCCCCCGCGACCATGCGGGGGCATGCGCCACAGCCGGCGCCCAACGGCTGCCGCCGCGATGGCGGATATCTGGAAGGACAGCCGCGATGGCTGACGAACCGAACACCCCGCCCGCGACGGGCGACCCCGCACTGCCCCAGGAACCGGCGGCTCCTGCCGCCGGCACCGAGCCCGGTGACCTGGGCGACGCGGGCAAGAAAGCACTGGCCGAAGAGAGGCGGGCGCGGCGCGATGCCGAGGCCCGGCTGAAGGAACTGGAGCCGCTGGCCGCGAGGGCCAAGAAGCTCGAGGACGACAAGAAGTCCGAGGCCGAGAAGCTCACCGAGAAGCTGACCGCAGCCGAGAAGCGGGCCGCCGTAGCGGAGAGCAAAACCCTGCGGATGGAGGTCGCCACGGCCAAGGACCTCACCCAGGCCCAGGCCAAGCACCTGGTCGGCTCCACCAAGGAGGAGCTCGAGGCACACGCCGACGAGCTGCTGAAGGCCTTCGACGCCAAGCCCGCCGGGGGCGACAAGAAGCGCACCCCGGTGGAAGGCCTGCGGCCCGGAGGCCTGCCCAGCCCGCCCGACGCGACGCTGGCCCAGCAGGTCACCGCGGCGGAGAAGGCCGGCAACTGGGCTGAAGCCCGCCGTCTGAAGACCCGCCAGCTCATGGAACTGGCGAAGAAGACCACCTAACCCGGGGGACCATCCCGGGGCCAGAAACGGAGCGACCATGGCCGGAATCACCGGGATGGGAACGACATTCAATCTCCCCAATTTCGTCGGCGAACTGTTCGCCGAGACTCCTACTGACACCCCGTTCCTGTCCGCGATCGGCGGCCTGACCGGCGGGGAGATGGTCAACAGCACCCTGTTCCAGTGGCAGGGCTACGACCTGCGGGACGCCGACGACACCCGGCAGCGCGTCGAGGGTGCCAATGCGCCGACGGCCGAGGAGCGCGTGCGGTTCAACGTCACCAGTGTCGTGGAGATCCACCAGGAGGCCATCGACATCTCCTACACCAAGCTCGCCGCGACCGGGCAGTACAACTCCACCGGCTCCTCCCACCCTGGATCGGTGGGCATCTCCGGGATGAACCCGGTGATGAACGAGAACGACTGGCAGATCCGGCAGGCCCTGATCCAGATCGCCCGCGACATCGAGCAGACCTTCCTCACCGGCACGTTCAGCAACCCGGCCACCAACGCCACCGCACGGCGCACCCGGGGACTGCAGGAGGCGATCGTCACCAACGTCATCGCCGCCGGCGGACTGCCGCTCGACGACGACGCCGCCGGCACCGAACAGCCCGGCTACCTCCTGCTCGATCTGCTGCAGCTGGTGTGGGAGAACGGCGGCATCATGGTGTCGGATACCGCCACCATCATGTGCAACGCCTTCCAGAAGCGGCGCCTGACCAAGGCCTTCATCACCGACGCCAACTACCAGGAGCAGACCCGCGACGTCGGCGGTGTCAGCGTCACGACGATCGAGACGGACTTCGGCCGGCTGAACATCATGCTCAACCGGTACATGCCCACCGACGAGCTGTTCGTGGTCTCCCTCGAGCAGTGCGCACCGGAGTTCCTGCTCGTACCGGACAAGGGTTTCCTGTTCGTCGAGCCCCTCGCCAAGATCGGCGCCTCCGAGCGCTCCCAGATCTACGGCGAGATCGGCCTGAAGTACGGCAACGAGAAGGCCCATGGGAAGATCACCGGTCTCGACGACGGGACCGGCTCCTGATGCGGCATCTGATCGTGGGCGCGGGGGAGGTCGGCACCGCGGTACACGCCGTCCTGTCCTGCGCTCACGACACCCTCATCCGCGACCTGGACCCCGTCGACGTCGGCACGGTCGACGTCCTGCACATCTGCTTTCCGTGGTCGCAAAATTTCGCCGGCCAGGTCAAGGAATACGTGGCCGAGTACCGTGCCGACCTGGTGGTGGTGCACTCCACCGTCCCGCCCGGCACATGCGACCCGCACGCATGGGTGCACTCCCCGATCCGCGGCCGCCACCCGCGCCTGGCCGAGAGCCTGTTCGTGTTCGTCAAGCACTTCGGCGGCGCCCGCGCCCAGGCGGCCGCCGCAGACTTCCACGCCGCCGGCGTCCGCGTCCATACCCACGGCCTGGCCGCGGACACCGAGGCCGGCAAGGTGTGGGAACTCATCCAGTACGGGCTGCAGATCCGCGTGCAAAAAGCCATCCACGCCTGGTGCGAAGAGCACGGTCTGGACTTCGACACCGTCTACACGCAGATGGCCCGCACCTACAACGACGGCTACGCCGACCTGGGCCACCATCAGTTCCTGCGCCCGGTCCTGGCGCATATGCCCGGACCGATCGGCGGCCACTGCATCGAACAGAACGCGGGTCTGATCAACCATCCCCTCGCTCAGATGGTGACCGGCACATGATCCCTAAGGTTGTGCACCACATCTGGATCGGCGGCCCGCTCCCCGGCCATCTGGCCGGCTGCGTCGACAGCTGGCGCACCCATCACCCAGGCTGGGACCACCAGTTGTGGGGCGATGGTGACCTGGACTGGCTGGCCCACCGCGACCTGTACGACCGGGCGCCGAACCTCGTACCTCGGGACGCGGTCGGGCAGCTGCGCGCGGACATCGCCCGTCTGGAGATCCTGCACCGCTACGGCGGCCTGTATGCCGACTGCGACACCATCGCCCTGCGCCCGGTCGACGAGGCACTGGCCGGGCACGATGCGTGGGCGGCGGCCGAGGACACCCACTGGGTCGGCAACACCTACCTCGCCTGCACTCGGGGGCACCCGGTGATGGCCGACCTCGTGAACGGATTGCGCGCCAGCATCACCGCACAGCGCGGCCGACGCCCCAACCGCATGACCGGACCCCAGTACCTGACCCCCATCTGGCGCCGGCATGGCTGCTACGTCGCCGAGCAGCGGCTGTGGTTCCCCTACTCCTACGCCGACGTCAAGGCCGACACGGTCCCCGACGACGTCGGCGATGCCTACACCGTCCACCTATGGCAGCACACGCGAGACGTACTGGGAGCACGACGACGATGACCACTGATCTGTCCACGCTCGCCGACCTCGAGGGACTCATCACCGAGGACATCGGCCGGACGCTATATGACTTCGCGCGCGATGTCCCCGATGATCAGGCGATCGTCGAACTCGGCTCCTACAAAGGCGCCTCCGCCTGCTACCTGGCCGCTGGCTCCCGCGACGGCTTCGGCCCCTCCGTCTACGCCGTCGACGCCTGGGACCCGCAGGTAACCGCATGGTGCCATTGGCTGCGCCCGGCCGCGTTCGAGGAGTTCGAGAAGCAGCTGAGGTCCAAACGCCTGTGGAGCCGCGTCACCCCGGTGCGGGGCCTGACCGCCGAGGCCGCCGAGACATACGCGGGCAAGCCAGTCGGGCTGCTGTTCATCGACGCCGACCACTGCGAACAGGCCGCGCTCGCCGATTTCCGGGCCTGGCGCCCGCACCTGGCCACCGACGCCTACGTGATCTTCGACGACTACGACACCCCCCAGAACCCGGGCGTCAAAGCCGCCGTAGCAAAGCTGCACGCCGCAGGCGAAATCAAAGCCGTCGGCGTGCGGGCCAAGCGCCTGGCTGTCTGCGGGCTCGAATGATCCGGCCGCGCCCGTTCAGCCCGGCCTCTTACTGGGAGGCCCGCTACCGCGAAGG